ATCGATTCGAGAGCCTTTCTCGACGCGAACATCATAAGGTTCATGAAAGAACATATGGACTCGTCTATTTGGATGAAAAGGAAAGACGATTGTTTCCAGGCTTTTACTGAAAAGAAAACCTCTGCTCTTGAGATTGTTGGAGCCGCTGCTCAATACGAGATCAACATTAAAGAAAATGACATCATCACCGTTTCATTACATGGTCATGATGATTTAAGACAGTATGTAGTCCCACACGTAGACAAGAGGTTACTTAGTGCAATAGCTAGTAATAGATTACTTCATGGTGGATTAAAACCGAAGCTTAAGACTGAAGAAATTCTTAAGACCATGATTGATTGGTATGTAGCCAATGGCGGTACAAAGTTGCGTGTAGGTGATAATGTGGAACCAATACCTGACTTCTCTAGTATGAAAGGCAAGAAACGAGATCAATATGCTAGGAATTATGAAAATTATATTGCTGAAAGTGTTACTATACATACTACATTCATTAAACGCGAAGCTCTTCCTCAGAAGAAGGTTGATTCTAGTGGAGCTAGAGTTATCTCCATGGCTGATAAGAAAACGAATATCAAGATCATGAATTTCTTCCGGAAATTGGAAGAAATTGTCTATTCATTCAAGTATCCAAACGTTGGCCTCATTCCAGGTACCAACAAAGTCGCTAAACATGACAATAACGATGTTCAGTGCGATTCCATCCGCAGACTTGCCAGTCAATTTGCATGGTGTTTATCTGCAGATGCTAAAGCTTTCGACTCATCTATCGTTGGACCATTGGCTGAAGCTGAAATGGCTTTTTACCGATGGGTAGGTCTTGATGATAAAACAGTCAAACAACTTCTTAATACTAAGATAGTTGGGGCTATCAGTCACGGTGTACTACAGAGATTCTCTGGTGACATGTACACTGCAGTTGGTAATGTTATTATCATGTCCTCGGTGCTCCATAAGTTCGAAAGTTATGGATGCAAATACTACTGTAATGGTGACGATACACTTGTTTTCTTCGACAAACTCGATATGTCCACTCAGATTGTCGAAGAATTCGCTAAGTATGGAGTCACCATCAAAGGTGATCTTATAGGTATCGGTAGGGATAATAACAATGGCGACCCTGTATATACAATTCCTTACTGTCAGATGTTTTATCAACCTTACAAATACACTAACGATCCTGTTAGAACTATGAGTAGAATGACGAACTTAGTCGGTTCCAATATGTATTACTTGGCGAGAACCATTTGCGGCAAGTGCCAAGGCCAGGAGTATCTTAAGGGTCTTGGTTACATATTGCTGCAAGATGTTACAGAAGTGTTCAAATCACTTCCAACTGATTATAGAACAGAGTATAAGAATAAGACAGTTGAAGGATGTACTATGTATGAAAAAGAAACCGATCGTGTTATTGATTATAGAGACCCTATACATGGATTGTTTGGTAAAATCATAGTCACCATTTATGATAACAAAGCATACTTCCTCAGTATAGAAGATCACATGAAGCGTGAAAAAGAGCTGATCAAGTTCATAGAAAGAATACTCAGAGATGAATACGAAAAACAGAATCAGCTTGACCCAACGGTTGCTCAGAATCTAGCTAAAATTAACGACTATGTGTC